GTTGAATGTCTTCTTCTGGCTTAGAAGTCGTTTGATTGTTCCATTGGTCAGCACCTGCAAGAGTTACATTGTTAGTAATAACAGTTGTATCTGTTAACAATCCAGCGATTGACCGTTCTCTTTCGATTCTTAGCGATTCAAAAAGAGTAACTGAAGCATCTCTTCTCGGCATAAAAGGAGCTTGTGCTTGTTCGATAAGTCTATCTGGTAAGAACACCTCTAAATCGTGGTAGTTGACTTGGTATCTCTTATCATTAGAGAACTCAAATTTAACTCTGTGTTGTGATTCGTCCCACACTGACCGTCTTGAGTTATGTACTCTTAAGTGGTCGTTGCCGATTGAACCGATTAGTCCTGATTCTGCACTTATACCCGGTACTGTTGGGAATATAGCGTCTTGAACAAATGAACTAGGTTCGTTAAGTGTCGCTAACAAGATACTGGTTACTTGTATGTCGACTCTACTTGTTTGTAATTTTGGGAAAGCCATTTTTAATTTTGGTTAGTTTATAATTTACGCTGCGTAATATACGCCTCTTTCGCAAGTACAAGAAATGATGTCGCCTGATACTCCACCTTCTGCTGCGACTGCTCCATATCTTTTGTCTGTTGTAGCAACGATTGCAACTCCGTTAGTAGTTGGCATAAGGAAATCACCCGCCTCAACAGTTCCGCCAAGTTTGATTTTGAAAGTTCCGCCGTTTGCGATTGTTCCGTTAAGTGGCGTGCTTGAACCGTCTCCGTCTTCTACTAAAACGAATGGTGTTACTGCACCAGTTTCGGCAAGGTTCACTACATTTTGGTCTGTTGCGTCATACGACACAAAGTGATAAACCTTGTCTGATAGGTCAGTATCAATGACAACGGTTTTTGTATCTAAAGCTGTTGTTGTGTTTGTAGCCATTTTTAATTTTGGTTAATGATTATTTAGCCCTTTTTGCGAATACTTCTGATAAGCATTCAGCCAGTGGTCTACCTGACTTTTGGGACAATTCTTCTGCTTCAGCTTGTGCTGTTTCCAGTTCTGCTTCTTCATCATTGTCCGACAATTTAACTTTTTGGTTTCCTTTACCTAGTTCACCAGCCTCAACTTTAACAATAGCACTTAAGATATTGCTAAGTTCAGTTACTTGGTCGTCACTAAGCTCAAGAGCAAATTTAACTAAATCGTCAAATTTTTCTGGGTTAAGTCCAACTGGTTTCTCTTCACTCAATAATGCTACTGATTTAAGAGATTCAGTTAGCTCAACTTTTCTTTTGTCTTTTTCGAGAAGTTCTACTCTTTGTGCTAACTCTTGTTTTTCTTGCATAACTTCAGCTAATTTAACTGCTTCTTGTTTTTCAGCTAACTTAACTTCTGCCATTTTTTCTTTTTCGGCTTTTTCATACTCTTTAAGTTTTGCTTGAAGAGCTTTAAACCTTTTCATCAGACCTTCATAGTCTTCTTCTGATTCTACTTGCTTTAGCGCAATAGATACAGTGTCTAATTCTGCTTGCGTTAGAACTTCCTTACCTTCTAAGGCTTCTAACATAACTTTAAGGATTTCCATATTTTTTGTGGTTAAATTAATAGTTTCCTTGAGTTCTACTGGTCGTTGGTCTTTCATTGCTGGATTGTTCGTTAAAGCTAAACCAACAACGACATTTTCGTATACTTTACCGTCTTTAGCTTTCAGTGTAGGTACAAACTCGATACTTACATACTTATATAGTTTGTTCTGAAGCTTTTCTCTACCTACTACAGTCCATTCTATACTTGCAACTAAACTATCACCTTCAATACGGCAATCTCTAAACCACCCCATAGCTTCACCACCGTAATGGTCTAAATTTACTGGTATCTCTTGACCGTATACATCACTTTTAAAGTGTCGAACCATATCATTCAACATTTCTAAAGTGATTTCTAAATCTCTGTCGTATAGTTTTCCTACACGCAAAATCTCAACTTCTTTTCCGAAGTCTTCTGATAGCTTTGTTATAATTTTGAAATGTTGCACGACTCAATATATTAGATTGTATATTGGTCGTCTAAGCAACTCTTAACATTATTATACTATAATTTCACAAAAATCAAAACACAAAATAACTAAAGTTTTTGCACTTCCTACAGTAACACTCAATCTTTACCTTACTAGCTCCACTAGCTAAAGGCTTAGCTTTACTTAGTAACGACTTACAATATAGACACTCAAGCCTTATTAAGTCGTCTTTGGATTTCTTGTTTAACTTTTGCATTGGCTTTGTTTATTGGTCGCTTTAATTGCTTAAACTCATTTACTATGGGCTGACCTCCAACTGTATCGAATGCTTCCATTATAGTTTTAGGTATCGGCGCAAACTTTGGTGTTTCTTCAGTGTTAAGGATTGGGGTACGAATACAGCGACATCCGCTATGAATGACATCAAGATTCACAAGTGGGTCATCTGGTTTTAAGATTCTACCATCAAGAGAGAGGCACAGATTGCAGGTGTTCTGGTCTAAAATTGCACTCCATTCATATCCAATTATCTTAACTATGTAATGGTCAAATACATCTCGTCTACCTTCATTAAAACTCATCATCGGAACTGTGCCTTGTGCGTTAGAAATGTACTTACTTGATATGTCGTCTATATGAGAAGTTAATCCTCCTAGAATACTATTCACGGCAACTCCTGCACTTAAAGCACCTACTATGTACGCACTAACTTCTGCATTTAGATTAGATATAAAGTTATTGGCTGTTGTTTCTGCTCTTAGATTTAAAAGTCTTGCTGTTTCATGTGGTGTGCTTGGCAATCGTTCGTTCATTTCGGCTGTTGCTGATACTTTGCCTTGCTCGTATGCACTTTTAGCTGATTTCTTAAAAATAGACTTTAAAGCTGTATATCCTAGAAAGGTAGCTAATGCTCCTTTAGCTAGACTACTAGCTGTTTTAGATTTGTATTTTTCAGTTTGTTCTCTTGTCCAGCCTATAAGGTCATCTTGTAGTTCGTCTTCCTCATCGTCTAGGATTTCACTTAGTTTAACAAAGTTGACTTTCTTTTCGTACTGGCTTAACTCTCGTCTAACTCTAAACTCGCTTAAATGATGATGTCCACAACTACAAGATTGGGTTAAGGCTAGTTTAAGTTTAGCTATCTTAGCCCGACTAACTATATCGGACTTAGGAATTTTAGCTTCTAACTCTAAAAGTTTCTCCAGGTTATTCATTCGCTAGTTTGATTTTATTTTCTAACTCTTGTAATTCTTGTTCAACTGTTGCTGGTATCTCATCATCTTGAAGTTCTGGTAACTTATAAACTTGGTGCATATATTTCTTAACATTTGGTGTTGATACTATAAGCCCACCGTCAGCAAGTACCTTGACTGAATCCGCAAATACTTTTTTATCAATGTTACCTAAAGGCTCGTGCGTTAAGTAAGGATACTCTTCTTGTTTGCCGAATCTCAAATCAATCAACATTCTAATCAGTTTTCTAGAAATGTAATCCTCCATATAAGTGGCTTGTTGTTCTGCGTAAACCAAAAGGTCTTGTTTTTGTCCTTGCTCTAAAGCATAAGAACCTCCGCCACTTGAACCTAAATCTGCAGATTGTGCCAGCATACTTAATAAGATGTTTCTGTTGTAGTGTCGAATCAACTCAATCATTTGCATTCCTTGAGGGTTGCCTTTAGGTGTTAAGATTTCTAAACTATACCCTTCACCGATTGTAACTAAGAAACTTTCCTCGTTACTTCTTAGGTTCTTGAGTAAATCTTGTGCTTGAGCTTTTTCTTCGTCTGTAATAGAACTTGGCATATTCATATACGGCACACCTGCTCCGTATCTCTCACAAGCAATATTAGCTATCTTTTCGATGTAAGTTTTGTTATACCACGCTGAATAAGCTGACCTTAGCAATGGCATCCCGCTTAAATCGTCTCCTTCTTGTTCGTTCACAAACCATAATAACTTCTCATAAGGTATCGAAACAAAACTTGAAACATTCTTAGGTGCTAAATCTCCTTGTAGTAGTTGAGTAACTCCTAGCTTGCGGTCTTGTGTTTCAAATCTATCTATACTCTTTTGAATTCTTGGCGCTAAATCTTTCAGTCTAACTTCACCGTTCTTAATTTCTAAAACTATTTCAAATATAGAAAACCCAAACGGCATATAAGTAACCGCTTGTCTCAAAAACTCTTTCCAACTTCGTTCCATTCCGAATAAATTCTGTTCTATAAACTCTCTGTGCTGGTCGTTAGTTCCTTGCACTGCCCATTCAGTAGCCAGTAAAGGTGAAGTCAATAAATTAAGCCCTGCTTTTACAACGGGGTCACCTTTTCTCATTTCCTCTACAAGTTGAATCCTTTGTGTGTCATTCCATTTTGGGTTATAATCGTCTAAAAACTGCCCCGCAAACTTCAAAGTACCACTTGCACCGAATACTTGATTTAGTTGTTTAGCAGTCAACCTTTCTACTTCTTGTGAGTGTATCATAAGTTATATTTATTGCTGTATGGTGTTATTATACCACCTTTTCGTCCTTGATGTATATTAGAAATTTCTAGGGCTTGCAAAAGACTATCACAGTTACCTACAAGCACGCCATTAGCATAAAAACAATTAGCTTGTTCTACGCTTATATCGTAAACGGTTTGCACAGGCCGTACCACATGTTTCTGCTTTGCTAAACCTATTTGTGAGGAACTCATTTCCGCAATAGACACAGTCTCTTGGTCTTTTTTCTGTACGATAATAATACTTGGTTCGACAAGAAACCTTGCAATATTTAGCACTAGTAGGAAAATATGTTTGAAATACCTCCCCGCAAACAATACAGTTGGCTGGCTTTTTTGTTTTGTTTTCCCAAGCTTTTTTACCATTTTGTCTATGCCACTCTTTACCTTCAGGAGAAGCATGCCAAGCTTTTGTCTTATCTCTAATTGACGCCAAGTGGTCAAGCATTTCTTGGGTAACTTCTCTTTTGTGTTTTTGAGCATGTTGCTTGCGTGATAAACACTCAAGGTTGCTAATGTCGTTATTATACCAATCACCGTCTTTATGATGAATAATATGCCCTTTAGGTACTTCTTTTTTGTGATAATCCTCCCAAATCGCAACATGAAGTCCTTTAGCACCTTTTCGCTCAGCATTTCTTTTTGCAGAAGATATGTAATACCTTCCTTTGCTGACAAGTGCATATTTTGTTCCATTGAAATACACAACTCTAGGTACTTCGACTTTATCGCCTTTGTGATTGATAGTTTCCATATGTCGACAGTATACAGGAGTGTATCGGCATTTGCAAATCCTTTTGACAGCGAAAACACAGGGTGGTCGTTAGTACAACTAAAGCTTTCTTGAAAGTTTATAACTGGTTTTTTGCCCTGATTTTCCCACGCAGTAACCTTTCTTAATCCTATCGGCGTTATAACTAAATCACCTACTTTAATATCTTGTATCTTTTTATCTCCATACAATGTAGCAACCAATGTATCTCCAGTTAGACATCTGTCATCGTGTTCCATTTTATCGCTAAAGTAAACCGTTTGCTCAATTAGCTTGGTCATTTCTGGTCTAAAATGTATTTCACCTCGCTCAAATTTGTCTTCTTGTCTTAGTAGTCTATCGCCTTTCTTGCCGTCTGGTTTATACTTACTTACTGAAACATTTCTATTAGTGTTATCGCAATGAGGTAACTCAATTCGTCCTGCTTGCCAGTCCTGAATCAACTGATACACTGCTGTTTGACCTAGAACGACTTCGACACAAGCGTGCCGTACTAAACGACCGTACCGTTGAATCTCCTGAATAAATAAACCTGCTTGCTCTAAATTAGATTTTCTACCACATATCTGTTTTACTACATATTTGTGTTCACCTGCACAAGCTAGAACCGTAATAGCAAATTCATCTGCTTTTGAGGTTTCTCCTGATTGCGGGTCTAAAGCTATGTAGATTTTCATATCCTCTAGATTGAGCTGGTGTGTATAGAACGAATCTTGAACCCACTGTAACTTAATAAATTCATCCTCTTCAGTGATTGGTATGTTTAAATATTCTTGATTGAACTTCCTTGTGCCTCTTTTCTTTAAACTTTCAATACTCTTCACCCACTTTTTCGAATTTACTTGTCCGCGATTATAAATTTGTGCTTCTAAGTCTGTCCATACGAATTTACTGCTCCAAGTTATCTTGCCGTCCTCAACTAAAGCCTTTTCGTAAACTCTGACACTCGGGTTGTTCTTGAGGTGAGCTATTACACCTTTGTTGCTAATCATATTCGCACAATAGAGTATATGAGCGTCTACATTGCTTACATCAGTTAAATCATCTACAAACCGTTTAATCTTTTCAGTCAAAGCGTAACTGAACTTAGTACGGTCTGTTTCGATGTCAT